GGTTCACGCCCGCGTAGCCCATGCAGATCCTCACTGTCAAATACGATCCTGAGACGAAGTTCTGCCCTCTCGAGTTCCGGTACAACAAAAGGTTCCACGAGCTGCTCAGGACGGGTGTCAAGCCCCTGTCGTACCGAAAGTACGATCGAGACAGCAAGAAGTGGTCAATCCACGTCAGCAAGCTTCCGTTGGTCATAGCCTTCGGCAAGCGGTTCTTCGCCCACGTTGACTACTCAGCCCTGCCGGAAGAGATTCAGATCCGTTTGGTACAGCTGCTGCAGGACGGTGGCTACAGGGAAGACCTAGGCCCAGGTCCGGCGGCGTCGGCTGCCGTGAAGACCCCTCACCAAATCCTCTACCTGCTCCCCACAGCCCCTCCCGCGGTTGTGAAGGCGTCCTACCGCGCTCTGGCGAGTTTGCACCACCCAGACCACGGGGGCAGCTCTGAGGACTTCAGGGCCATCCAGAAGGCCTATGACGAGATTCTCAAGAACGAGGGAGACTAGGTCCGGCAGGCATCCATCACGGTCGAAGCCACAGCATCCCAGTCTGGCATGGCGTTGACGGGGTCCCAGATCAGGGTGGTGACCTTCACAGCGTGGCCCCAGGGCATGAGTCCGCGCTCTGCCTCCTTCAGGAGCCTCTGATACCCAGCTCTCAGCTTCTGCAGGTACTCGAGGGGGACTCCAGATTCGGCGCCCCTGTTTCGAGTCCGCATTCTCTTGTGTGCCGTCTCGGGTTGTACATCCAGGAAGATCAACCTAGTGGGAGGAAGCAGCGTGTGGCACATGATGTTGTAGCACATCTCGTAGGTCTTCCAGTCCAGCTCCGAGATGTTGCCCTCCTCCATATGGAGCCTGGCGAAGACGCGATCTCCGCTGAGGGAACGGTCGAGGATGGCGCCTTCGAACCGACCCACACCTAGACTGACGAGGGCAGCAGCCTTCTGCAGGGCGTAGCGGCGATGCAGGAGATAGACCTGCATCATCGTCGCGTGGGCTTTGGGGTCCTTGTAGAAGACCTCGAGGTAGGGGTTGTCATCTACGGGTTCCTCGATGACTTGGAAGTTGAGCCTTTCTCCGATCTCCCTGGCGAAAGTTGTTTTGCCGCACCCGATGATACCCTCGATCCACAATAGTGGTTTCATTGTTTCCTCCAACCCTGCTGATGGGATCGAACCATCTGGTGCCTACAGAATGACACCATGCGCCAGCGCAGGATCACCCAATCGTCATTAGGTGTTTTTTATGGATTGACCTGACAGGCGTCCCTGCCCCTTCGTGGATCTTTTATGTTTTAGTGGGCACCAAAGTGGTGCCCCATCCGCATCGCCAATAGCCCACCACGCCCACACGTCTGAGTTGTCCAATCCGCAGTGTGCTTGAAGCGTAGTTTTATTGAGATGCTCGCACGTCCTGCAACTCATCTCTTCTCTCCATATGTCACGCGGCGTTCCCACGCTTTCCACGCTGCTTCTTGTGAGTCGTACCACCCTGTTTGTGCTTTGCATTCACAACAAACAACGTGCCACGAGTCGTGCTTGCTTGATGGACAGAATCCAAACTCCTGCACTTTCGTGTCGTAGGAGCCGCAGAACGGGCAAGGAAGGATCATCTACTTCTCCCTCTTCCACGTTGTAGAGCCCCCCAATAGACGACCGAACACATGAGGTGCCAACCATCTTGGCAACGTGTAGCGATCGAAGAACCATGCTGCAAACCGGCGGGGCATCAACGTGGCTAATAACCTGCCGAATATTTCCATCTGGGCCTACGTCCCCTGCTCTTGATCTATTTCTCTCCTAATCAAAAAAGCCAAAGCCAGAGAGTAGTTTGGTTTCCCGTTGTCTTTGATATACCCTCGAGCTTTGCACCATTTGTTAAACAGCTTGGCTTCTGGATCAGTTATCACCACCTGAAGTCTTGTTGCCATCCCACTTACTTCTCCCCGAATGCCACAAGGAAGTCCTTCATGTACGGCCATGACTTGATCCACTCGCAGATCGAACCCTCACATCCTTCACGCCACATCGGGAGTCGATGCTTCCTCCGGCTGCCAAACATTCTGAATCCTACTTCGTAGTTGAGGAGGAACGTCGCCATCTGCAGGAACCCCTCGGGGAGCAGGTCTTTCATCGTCACCCGTTCCGCGCGCTTCGCTGCAGCCCCGTCAGCCTCTCGGAACTCGTCCACTGCACGATTCAGCTCATCGAGGAACAGCTGCGGCAGCGGGTTCTCGAAGTCGTCCTGAGTGAGATGCCGCTTGCCCAGCATGTTCATCGTACTGCAGCTGTTGCGCACCGTGCCGACCTTGTACGTGTCGACCTCCTGCCAGACATAGCGAGGAATGGTGATGTCGCAGCTGACGGTGATGTATCGCATGAACTTGCGATGGTCACCCCCACGTTTGATCAGCGACAGTGCGAGTTGCAGGTCGTCAGGGCCGATCACTGGCATCTCCCGCACGAGGTACCCAGGCGGGCAGAGGTCACGGTCTCCCGTGCTAAGGAGGGCTGCAGTGGGCTCTTCATCCTCTGCGCTGATCACCTTGTTGATCGGCCAGTGAGGTTTCTGGACATAGTCGATCATGTCCATGCCGTTGTAGTCAGAGTGGTGATGGATCCAGCTGTCGCTCTTGTCCCAGCTGTCAAACGGATTGCGCATGCTTCGCAGCGCTGGCTTGAATCCGTAGATATCGGTCAATTCGATCTTCATTTACAACCTTCCCGCCTTCGCCATGCCATTGACGATGTTCCTCAACTGAAGATCTAGGAAATCCAACGTCGAATTGTTGCTGACGACGTAGTCCCATTCGGTGAAGTCGTCGAGCGAGCATTCGGAGGCATGATGATCTTTGCTATCATCAAATTGGATATCCCGATCGACGCGGATGACGTGACCTCCCATATCCTTGATCATGTTCACTTCGTTCTTGAAGCGAATGTCCGTCACCACAACGGATTGAGGATGCTGCTGGTATCGACGTTGAAGCACCTTCACCCAGATGTTGCGGTCGATCTGCTGCCGGAACGCCTCGGTCCCCACAGTTTGAAGAGCCCATCGTGGTGTGAATCCCCAGAACGGGTCCTTGGCAGCCTTCCCCTCGGGCGTGTTCATTTGATCGTCGGTGAACCCGAACACGATGCGACACACGTCCTTCAACGTCAACGCGAATGCATCCATCCTGACGTCGTGACCACGCTCCTGCAGGATGAACGTCAGCATCTTTGCGGCGGTGTCCTTGCCGCGAAGACGCTTGCAACCCAATCCAATGATGATCTTTTTTGGCATTTATCACCTCAAAACGAGACGTCGTCCCCGTCGAAAAGGATGTCCATCTGGTTGTTGCGCCAATGCTCAAGCTCTTCTTGATCGTAGGCGGTCCTCGAGAGAGCATCCGCTTCGGAGTTCTCCTCTCGAGGAATCCAGTGGAAGGTGATGTTGTACTTGTAGCGCTGCCGGGCTTTCTGAACCATTGCGCACAACGGAACTAACTTCACGTCCCGGCACTCCCAACTACCATTGCACTGATTAACGATCAACTGTGAGTCGGATTTGATTACTGCTGGCCTTCGTTGATCCTCCGGCAGATTCAGCAACCACAGCAGAGCCGCAATCACGGCGTGGTACTCTCCTACGTTGTTCGTTGCTTGCTCTCCTCCCTTCACCGAGACTTTGGCTTCTTCGTGTATGATCTCTTTTTTGGCTTTGACGATGAATCCCCAGGCGACAATTCCGTTTGGGTTAAACGGCTCGATGCTTGCGTCACACCAGATGTGGAACATTCGTTCTCCTTCCTCATGCACAGAGGCAGGTCTGGACACGGGGGCCAGAACTCATTCCCCACGCACAGAAAGGTCTTTCGAAAGAGGTTGGGACGACGGTAGAGCAACCGGCAGTACGTCCTGACGGCTTCTGCCCAACCACCCTCCTTCCGTGACAAGACCGGCAGGCTACTCTTCGGGCCACTCTTCTTCACGGAGCCTCTCACATGCCTGGTGTCGCACGTTTTGGTGAAAGTACTTTCCGATCGACTCAGCTGAGATCAAGTCCTCGTAGTGTTGGGCCATGCTGGGGTATCGATAGAGGGTGCCGTTCTTGAACTGTATGATCAGGTAGTCATCACGCGTTCCGATCGCTGTGATGTGCGAAGAGTCTACCTCCTGACACTGATCTGGTTCTAGGTACTCCATCGTGCGCCTCCTACAGGGGCCCCCGAAGGGGCCCCTTCAGATCAGATGTCCTGAGCCTTGATGGTCTTTCGTCCGCTCTCCTCGCAACGCTGCGCGGCCCTATCCAACAGGCGTGCCACTTCGTCGCTGAGCCTATCGACCGCTTCGGCACCGAAGCGGTAGCCCTTGTCAGCTGCATACTGCTTCACTTTGCTGGCCACTACGTAGGTCACCTTGTCGCTCATGATCAATTCTCCCATTCTTTTTCCTGTGTCCGCCGATTATGCAAACGTCATAAGTGGCTGGCGGCGTAGCCGCTCTAACGCGATGTTGCAGAAGTTCCACGCATGAACGGTGTGCGGATCCATCCCTAGATTCACCCACTCCATTCTGAACCTACCGACGTCTTCATCTACCACAGTTTTCTGTCGGATGATCTTGGTCATGTGCAGGTAGAAGTATGTCCGCATCAAAGCCTGGGGCTCGTAACGTCCGCTCTCCAATCCTCGAGCGGTTTGGACCAGGCGGTCTGGGTGACCCCACTCACAGTTGTGGTTTCCGATCTCAGACAAGGCGAAGTCGATTGACAGGTAGCGATTCAGGATGCAGGTGTATTTGAATTTGATCTTGGGTCCGCCGCGCCGAGTGGTCAGCTTCTCCTTAGGTCTGTCACCCCACTGAACGATGTCCCTCTGAGTCCCGCGGCTGTCGAGGTACCAGGCCACAAATACGCGCTTGGGGAAGGCCCGTGCGAAGTCCATCGCTTCGTTCGCGTTGGGCATGGCGTCGATGATGCAGAGGTTGACGCGGTAGTCCTTCATGAGCTGGTAGAGACGTTTGAACGGTGTGATCCTTTGTCCTGCCTCCATGTAGAGAGGATTCATGGAGTCTATGATCTCGTAGTGAATGATCCTCTTTTTAGTCTCAGTGCGTTCAGCGATCACCACGTAGTTGACACCGCTCATCTGGTCAACACCCATGGCGATCTGGGAGATCTTGCTGTGAGCTGGGCCCCAAACCACTTCAGGATTCTCGCTGGCGATCAGGTCCTCAGTCGTAACGGGTACGTTCTCCTCGTCCACGTAGGGCTTGCCCAGCTTGGCGTTGTAGAACTCCTTGATGTTCTGGGTCGTCTGCCAAGCACGCCACACCTCCGAAGGGGAGATGTACCGGCTCATCATCTGGTGGATGTGGTAGCTCGAGATGTGGGCACCAGGATTGTGCTGCACGAAGCGACCATTTTGCGGGTCATTGATCCGGGTCTTGCACCGGGGGCAGCGGTAGTAGATCTCCTCATCAGTGATCGCCACGCAGTCGGGCCAACAGTCCGACAAGATCACTCCGTCCGGACAGTTGTGGACGAGCAATCCACTATCAGCGAGAACAAAATTCTCATTGTCAGCCACCGAGATGCATCCCACATGAGCCTGCCCCGCTGGCTCTCGGCTCTTAATGGACACCGTGGACATTGATCCTTCTGAAGACAACTTACCTAACCGAGGCTTATTGAAATGGGACTCAGGGTTGTATTGAAGTTCCCAGGCAGGTCTCTTTCCTTCAGACTCTCTGTACGTTACATATAGTGGAGTCCCCAACCGAAGACCGAGGAACACCAGTTGATCCTTTAGCTCAAAAGATGTAGTGCAGCATGACCACTGCCGACTACTATCATACCCACGACCGTCTTTGTCTCGAATAAACCGATGGCCATCCCCAGCAAGGTAGCCCTCCATCGCTACGTTAATTTGATCCTTTGATCCCAGCATTACAGCAGAGGGAAATCTCTTGTTCTGGCAGCCCTTATTGCACTCCTCGAACAATCGAATCAAATCTGGCCGAGACGTGATGCTGACATCTACCCCAGACTCCACTTCATTCACGGGCAGATTATTCAAACCTGCCCATCTCAACACAGCATCTCGCAGAGGCTTGCCTTCAATCTGTGCAAAGTTGATCCAGGTATTTGCTTTCCATGATCCCTCAGCAACATATGCACCAATTGCGTACAGCGTCAGGTTATCCCAAGGTGTTTGACAAGCTGCTGTCTGGCCTTTTTGAAATCCAACATGGGAGCCAGTGTTGGGAATCTCTCGAGCTACAAGAACACTACTAACTCGTTCTTGCTGCTCAGCTGGCGTGGTTGCAATAGGAATCTCCCCAATCGGTACTGCTTTAGTTCGTGCATGCTTCCGCCCAGCATGCTGAAAGAATGGATGATCTTCCGTGACACCAACCTTAGCCCCATTACGAAAAGTAGCCTCAATGATGCTCTTGACACCATTGTCGTGAAATTTGGTGATCGGCTTGTACTGCCAAATCTTATGGTGCAGGTTCCACGAGAGGGCTTCGTACTGCGTATATGTAGTCCTTAGTTCGTCAAGGCCTACTGCTTCTGGAATCAGTGACCCAATCTTGCGAGCAATGATCTTCTGGCAAAGAGGAAAGCAGTTGCACTTGGTGTGCCAGTAGTTCTGTGTCCCTTCCAGGAACCGGCGGTGGATGTCCGCGTGGGGGTATCCGGCGGTGGAGACGTGCATGATCATCTTGTAGATGGAGTGACTGATGCGCTCGTAGGCCTGATCGATATCCTGCGCCGGAAGTAGCCGGACCTCATCAAAGGCGATGAAGTCGAACGGTGTGGAGTCCTTCGAAGCTACACCACCCAGATGCCGAAGGTAGAGGGCCGACTCCTTTCCGATCTTCTTATATCCGATCGTGTCGGTGTCCTGCACAGCCTCGATCAACTGGGCATTAGACTGCACCAGGGGCGTCAGGCGGTCCTTGGAGAGTAGGTTGACGCCGTCCTGGGTTGGGAAGAAGAAACAAGCCTTGGCGGAGCGGTAGAGGCAGAACCAGAAGATCTTCAACAGGACGAAGATGGTGGCCCCCATCTGGGCCGACTTCATCAGCACGAACTCCTGAGCCCGATCCAAATACATAGGGATCAAGTATTTGTGGGAATCGATGTCGAACGGTTTGTGGTCTACTTTGATCCCCGACGTACATGCCCACAACAGGAAGTTGTGTCTCTTCAGAGCTTCCAGGTCTTCCGGGCTGATGCTAGCTGGAGACAGGGAAGACAAGTCTGCTTCCTCGAATTTGCCTCCAGGAGGAGCCAGGCCATCGAAGATGTCCTGAACGGGTGTAACCACCCTTTCGACCTTCACGGCTGTTCGGGTCGATTTGACCTTCACAGCAGTTCGAGTAGGCGGTGGTGTTTTCCCAGGCCTATTCGGAGGGGGAGTCTTTTTTGGTGCGGTTGCCATGGTCACCTTGTTTGGTCCTTGTCTCTATGAAGATCTCATTTTTGGATATAAATAGGATCGAATCGGCAACCGCGTACAAGAGACTGGACGTTCTTTGTTCCACTGTGACGACTTCGGTCTTCTTGCCTCGATCGTGCAGCTCTCGAAGCAGGAGGGCGTAGTCTCCGTCTCCGGAGGCCAGCACGAAGGTGTCGTAGTCGTCAGCAGCGTTGATCGCGTCGATGGTGATGCCCACGTCCCAGTCCGTGTGAAACGCCTTCTTCGTGCCCTTCTCCTCCCTCATCTTTCGGGTTTTGACGTCGTACCCGAGAGCCGCCAGGTAGTAGAGGAATCGAGAGTTGCGAGAGGCGTACTGCTTCACGGTCTTCCCTGTGTCGTCGACCTTTCGATAGGGAAGAGATATGGCGTAGGCTACAAGCGTCAACCGACGCGGTCTTGTCTCAGTCTGCCTATTTTGGATCAGGTTCTTGATTGCGCTGTAGTCAACGCGTGCGTCAACCCCAAACACCTCACGGCAAGAGTGCCAGAGGTTGTTCACATCGATCGCTACGTATACGCGTTCTTCTGAGGTCGGAGTCATCGGGGTGTCGTCCAATGGGACTACTTCTTCAGCTCATTGTCCTTGCAGGCGCAGTGCAGAACCGACTTCTTGCACTTCTTGCACACGGGGATCTTGAGATTAGATCCGGCTGGCACGACGGATCGGTCTTCGTGGGGGCGGGGTTTTTCCTTGCTGGGCTGGCTCATCTTTGCCTCCTTTCATCTTGAGGGCTCCGTAGTAGGCGATCATCGCAGAATCTGCCCTACCGTCCATCGTCAGCTTCCTACCTTTCGGAAGCTTCAGAGGGATCTCAGGGAAGATCCTCTGGCACTTTCCCATCGAACGCGCCTTTGGATCTCCAGCGGGCATGTCTGCGAGGACCTCCTTCTGCCAAGCTCGGGGAGACACAATATCATATTTGATCCCCAGGCCAATACAGATCCCTTCCCAGAGACCGAATCCTTGCCCAGTTTTGAAGGTGGAACTCAGGCCCTGTTTTTGCATGGGGAAGGCCTTTTCGATCCAGATCATGAGGTGGACCCCCTCCGACGGGTCAAACTCGACCAGATATCGGAGAATCTTCCCCATCTCGGCAGTTGCGTACTCGTTGCGCGTCTTGGTCCTGCCGGACGGGGTCTTGCCCTTCTTCTGAGTGATGATCGGGGTATCCCACCACCCGATCACCTTCAGGTTCTCGTCCACGGCCGTCACAGCACCGCTAACTCCGTTGTCGATGCCGACGGCTATGATCCTCATTTCTTCAGCTCCGGCGGAATGTCTGTGGCCAACTCGATCCGTGGAGCGTCGACGTTGGCGTCGAACATCAGGCAGCACTTGGGGCACCGCACGACGTTCTGGCCTGGGTCCTTCTTCACAGGCGGGCACAGCGGCTGTTCAGCCTCACTGAGATCGAAGGACACTTCCGGTGTCTCTTCTCCAGGCATCTCGCCCAACTGCTCCGGTCCCTTGTAGACGACGAGGGTATCGATCGTCTTGTTTTTGTGATCGATCTGGTCATGAACTTCAATGTTGGCGAGCATCCACTTGAGGAACGGCTTCAGCTTCATCAGCTGAGCGAACACTTCGAGGTATCGAAGAGCTTGGTTTAACTCTCGGACGGTGGGCCACTCCTGGAGCGCTCGTTGTGCAACAGCCTTCATCTCTTCCTGGACACGCTTCTTTTCCTTCAGCCGTGCCTCGAAGGACTTCTTGGTGGGTTTGTTATTGATCTTCTTTTCAGTCATTGTTCTGTTCCTCGATCCAATCGTTAACCTCAGCCAAAGTCAACAGCTCTAGATCAAAGATCGGCATTCCGATCTTTTTGGCTTCCTCGTATTCACCGCGACTACCTTCGCTACCTCCCCATCCCTCAAGTAGGATGATGGCATCACAGCACCGGAGAAGCTCCATGGTGGCATCAATCCAGAACTGGCCATCTTTCTCCCCGTCGAAGAAGCGATACATTGTGTGCGGAATAAAAGGGATCGCCCCCAGGCAGGCCACTTTGAGCCCGACACGCTCCGCTCTCCGAATGTTCTGTTCGACGAGCCAGGCCGTGGTGGCTCTAAATGGTCCTGCGATGTAGAACTTCTTCATGACTTTCCCCTACTCCGGCAGGTTCGTCCAGTCCGTGGTTCCTAGTCCACCCTCTTCGACGAGGGCCTCGTTATCGAGCCACTCGTTCAGGTCTTCTAGGGACAGATCAGAGAAGACGTACAGCATGATCATTAACCTGTACTTGTCTTCGATAGTCTTCAACCGGAGTGTGGATGGGGGCCCAAGGACTCCGTAGGCGATCTTGTCGGCCTCAGCCAACTTGTCTACCAGGAGGCCAAATCGACGCACCCATTCCTCGGGCAGCTCCTCGATGGGCTTGTCAAACTCCACGACCTTGGCCAAGGTCATAACAGAGTGAACCTCACGCGTGTACTTCTGCGGAGGTCGATCTGATGGTTCCTGAGCCCAGATCGGTTTGAGTTGGTAGATCTCCCCATCCTCCCCGCGGTCAAATTGGATCGCACAGTTTCTGATTCCTGTGTTGACGAGCTTGCGTGCCTTCTCTCCAAGATAGGGCCAAAGCCGCTCTCCGATATCCACGCACCCGGAGAACCCTTCTTCTTTCGTTTCTTCCACAACGTCTCCTACTTCCACGGCGCCCGTTCGCACCGACGTTTGATCGCAGCATGCAACGTCATTGCACCCTTCATGCTCATAAAATGCTGCACCCACTCATCTACTTGTTGATCTGTATAGCTGGTAGTGGTAATGGATGCTATGAACGACGATGAAGACAGTCCAAGTTTTGCTTTGGCTTCCATTGTTTCGTGGAGGCGCCTGATCTCCGTACCGTAGTCGGTTCCAATATCTGCCAACATCGTATCTACCGTGTCATAAGAACCCAACTCGGCTTCAGCAGCAATGCAATCCATCAGGTCGTGTGGGTGGGAGGCTGTGAGTACCATTCCACTAACGTGTCGCTCACCACTAATTACCCTCTCTTCTTGGTTGAATGTGATCCTACTAATAAGAGTCATTACGATGGCGTCACTACAGGTGTCGGGCCACACTTCAATTCGGAAATCATTTATGAACGAGATCGGGTTCCATCCGATTTCAGCGAAGCGTCTGAACATGGTCTTCAGACACAACTCACACAGGAATGGTCCCTCGTTAAGCTGCTCGCACCACTTGAGAAGTCTCATGTGTCGTCTCGGTCACGGAACCCTAACCAGATGGGAGTACGAGGAGCTTCCTTCACACCATGCGGCTGGTACTTGTACTTGATCAACTTTCCGAGATACAAGGCCCGAGTGTTCCAAATCTGCCGCCGGAGGTCGTGGGTCAGCCCCTTCCCCGTCCCCACTGCAAACTCAATTCCGGTCTTCTGGTCTCTGACCAGGAACTTGCCCAGCGTTCCGGCAGGGACCTTCCCTGCCTTAGCTGAGGATCTCTTGGCGTGGCCCAGTTCGTCCTGTTCCAGCTCATTCTCGTTGTGCATCATCTCTTCGAAGCCAATGATCTGGGCTTCAGCATCGACGAACCTTTTGATCTTGAGAAGCCACCCTTGCTTGACCGTGGAGCGTCCGCACTTGTAGGGGCTGTGCATCGTGCGCAGGATGACGCCCTCGTACCCAGCCGCCAGGGCCGCGTCCTCGTAGGTGACCAAGTCTTCATACGAGTGAACGAGCTTCACCTGAACGAACTTGACTCTGGGATGCTTCAGCTCGTCTACGCATTCGGCCAGGTCTATCAGGCGATCGGAGTAGTACTTGTCGAGGCTCTTTTTCACATAGTCGAAGACCCAGTACACGAAATCTGGCTCTCCACCACGACTCATGATCCCAGAACTGCAGTCCTGGAAGTTGTTACCGACGATCAGTTCACCGTCCAAACCGTCTGGCAGGCCCTTCAGCGTCTCCCTGATGAAGACGTTGGGGATCTGTTTGAACTTCCTAGATAGGGCCCCTCCATCCACAATAAGACATCGGATTCCATCGAGCTTCGGCGTGGCGACCATCGGATACACGAGAGATTGGATATCGTCCGCGGTCAGTGCTGCAGCGAGCATCGGCTTGGTGATCATGCGGCTATCCTCGTTTCTCCGTTCACCTTCTCTACCTTGATCTGTTTATTGAATAGACCCTTCATAACATCCTGGTGTGTGACAACGAAAATCGATCCTGACTCCAACACCATGTCTGCCAGAAGTTCCATAACAGACTCAACACCGGATTCATCCAGGCTTTCAAAAGGCTCATCGAGAAATCGCTGAGGAAAAGGTCGACGAGCACGCGCAGAAACAAGGTCAGACAGCGTGTAGTTGATTGCAAGATCAGCTCGAGACTTCTCCCCACCGCTGTTACCGGCGTAGGTGTCGGCCCCGATCCGGTTAGTAACCACGACAGAGAACTTCTCACGGATCTCTCCACTTTTCAGGACGGTCTGTGTGCTGAACTCGACTTTGATGTCGCCGCCGGTCAGAACCTGCGCGTAGTAGTTGACGCGCTCATTGAGGAACGGGGTGACGGACTGGAGGATGTAGCTTTTGAGTCCCTTGTTCGAGAACCCCGTACGCCAGAACTCAAGATGGTCTACCTCGAGCTGCAGTCCGCGAACCCTGGACTTGCTCTTGGCGATCGTCTCCAGCTGGCACAGAATCTTCCGCTCAGTCTCTTGGAGCAGCTTACTGAACGGGGACTCTTCCTGCTGCTTCTCCTGGAACCTCATGCGGATCGCAGACTCCCGGCGGCGAGAGGCGGATAGATCGTCAACCCAGCGCTTGGCTTGCTCAGCGTCCGTGACCAGGGTGAGGATCTTTTCCTCTGCAACTGTCAGCTCCTCAGCTGCAGCGATGATGTGCTCCCTGAAACTGGCCTGGTGCTCTTCCAGGCACGAGTTGACGCTGTCCATTCTCTTTCGAGCATCTTCGGCCTGAACGCCCGCTTCTGCCAGGTCGGACTTGATCTTCATCACACACGATTCTACATGCTCCCCGTCGATACGTTGGTAGCAGGTAGGGCACGTACTACCGAGTGTTCTAAGGTCCAGGATCTCCTGCTTCAGCCGGGCCATGTCAGCTTGAGCCTGTTTGAGATCGGATTTGGCCTCGAACAGCATGGACTGGTACTGGGTCGCCTCTTCCCGGTCCTGGTTCTCCAGGTCGAACTTGTTCTTCTTGAGGTTCTTGGTGCGCTCCCGGGCCTCCTCCATGGCGGCTCCGAAGTTCACCGTCTGGCTGTAGGCCCAGTAGTGCTCCTGCTCGAAGACCTCCTCCATCAGCTCCGTGGCAATAGCGGACAAGGCGTGGCGCTTCTTGCGGGCCCAGGTGTCTCTCTCAGTCTCGTAGGAGGCTTTCTCCTGCTGGAGAGCCTCGTAGTGGAGCCACTGCTCCCGGAGGGCTGTCTGGGCCGCTGAGAGCCCCTGGTGGGCCGTCGCGAGCTTGTCCTTGGTGACGTCGAGCGCCGCCGCGAGGACCCCTATCTGGAGAGCGCTCTCCAGGACAACCTTCTGCTCGGAATCGTTCATCTCACTGAATTTCTTGAAGGATCCCTGAGGCATCATGGGGCCCTGCACGAAAGTCGTGTAGTCGATTCCCAAAAAGCTGTCTATTTTCGCTTGGGTAAGGGTCGCAGTCCCCTGCGTCAGGTCGACGGTGTCCCCTGCATCTGTGAGGTGGTGGAAGTGGAGCCCGTTGCCCCCATCCTTGTGCTTGCGGAAGCGGTTGATGAAGTAGAGCTGACCCTCGTGGCGCAATTTGAGGCCGACGGAGCAGCCCTTCTTCTTCTTCCTGTTGACCACAGCGTCCCCGGTGTAGCCACGGACGGTCTTTCCCCAGAGGCACCACACCAGAGCTTCGAAGAGGGTGGACTTCCCGGCGCCGTTCTCCCCAAAGATCAGTACGAGACCCTGGTTCTCCAGATTCCAGACGATGGGAGTAGAGATGCGAAAGAAGTTTTCGATCTTGGCCTGTACGAAGATCATCGCTCTGTCCTCTCCACCGCTTTGGTAAAGAGGTCACGGCCTACGGTGAGGAGCATCTCCTCGTCCAGGTCTTCGGGCATCTCGGTGTTGACGTAGGCCTCGACCATGCTCTCGTGGTCCATGGAAGGGTGGAACACGCTGGCAGTGTCGAGCGTCTTCTTCTCTGTCCTGGGGTTCGGGAAGAACTCGACAGCACGGATTCCTTCCGCGATGAGCTTTTTGGTGATCTCTTCTTGTGTGGTGAGGGGGATGTCTCGGTCGTAGGTGATGCGAACGAAACCATCGTGAGCCCAATCGAGATCGATGTCTTCCCATTCCTCCACTGGACACCTGACGAAGTGAGGTCCGGCAAGGAAGTGGAATTCGATCTTACCTGTTTCGGTATTCCAGATCAAACAACCCCTGGGCTGTCCCTCGTCGCTCCAGTTGTGGTGGTGAGTCGCCCCGATGTATTGGACGTTCTCGGCCAGAACCTGAGGCTTGTGGTAGTCACCGAGGAAGATCTGATCGAAGTACTTAGGGTGGAGGTCACCGACCTTGTAGGAACCGTTTCCGCGCATCACGAAGTTGCTGCCGACCGTGGCCCCCTCGATCCCCAGATGCCCTAACATGATGTGGGGTCCTTGGAAGTCTTCCCGGTCTGCATGGTCATCGATTGCGTGAGTGATCGCAGCGCCAAGATCTGGCTGTGTCGTAGCGGGAACCGCAAGGACGTTCAGGTACTCTCCGTTGCTTTCGAAAGCGTACCATTGAAGCTGATCCATCACGGTGACCGTGGATTGGAAAGCGTAGATGCTGTGCTCCGTTCCGGACTTGTTCCCTTGATCATGGTTTCCGACCAACAGGCCGACGAAAGATCTCCCTATTTTGAGGCGTGCAACAGCCTCGAATACAGCATTGAAGGTGGGGATCTTCATGTTCCCCAATCCCGGACGGATGTGGAACAGATCCCCTCCGAACAGAATTCCTAGAACATCCTCCTGCCTACTGAGAGTATCGATCTGCTTCAGGATGTTGAGAGCATCCTGCAACCTGCTGTTCCGACCCTCAGGCGTCATCGTCGCGTAGGAGCGGAACGCGTGGGCATGCAGGTCGCTGAAGAGCAGAACCTTCATGGGATCTTCCTTACCGGCGGCGGGGTCTTGTTGAACTTCACCAACCTGTACTCGTACTGGGTGGTGTCTCCCGCGGATTTACGTTTTCTGATCGTGACGAACCCTGGTCTCCTCCTAGAGTGAACCTCTTTCCGCAGCTCACGTAGACGACGGCACCCTTCGGAGCCTCCGATGTGGACCGCGTTGATCTCCATAGTTGTGTGCCATCGACAGTCTATCAGGAGGTCCCACACAGCGGCCCGTCGTGTTGAGTTGGACGTCACCGTTATTTCCTCCAGGTAATTCCTTCCAACGTGATGTTCACCACGTCGGCCTTCTCTTCAAGAATCTGAGTAACGCGATCAACCGCTTCTTGCATCGTGAGCGTACAGTTCCTGACGATTAGGTTTACCTCTTTGGCTCGGATCACGTTGAGCTTCACACCAGGGGTGGTGAACGCCATGCGGACCTTGGGTGGAAACTCCCGTCGCAGACCCTCAGCGAACTGAGCACTGCGGTCCTTGGATGTGCCGGGCGGGAATTGAACATGGACCACGGTTTCGTTGGGGCTGACTCGCATCAGATCTGTCTTGATGCCCGCGACCATCTTCCCGACACCTGGGATGTCCCAGATGGTTTTGGCTTCGTCGTCACTCATCTTTGATCTTTAGGACTCGGTGGAGTTGCCCGTCAGTAGGTGGAATACAACATCCATTCCTCTTGCAACGAGTGATCTGCACCCACGCCCCATCCTCATTCGTTCCGCATCTGTGGATGGGGTGTTCCCGTTCCATCGACTCCACGTCCCAAGGACGAACCCCGTATCTTGCACGCCATCCGCGGCGCATCTCGAGATCTCTGACGTACAGATCTCGAACTGTGAGTGGGGCGTCGTCGTTCATTAGCTCAACGGGGGATAGTCTGTGTCGTCTTCCAAGATCGCAATGATCTTGTTTACGTGATCATCATCCGCGGTACAGTTTTTGACGATTTCGTAAATGAGAGCCAGTTTACAGACGGCCTTACCATTGACTCTGTCAGCCAATTCGAGCTGCGATTGCATCTCAAGTAGCTGATCTTGGAGTACCTCTTTCATCTATTCCTCCAGCGGAACCTCGAAACATGGAGTGTTCTCACCCATCCAACTTCCCACCACGTTGAACTCGAAGTACTCCTCGGCCATCTCACGGTGATCATGTGGCACCAGAGAAGGTTTCGACGTGCTACCAGTGATGTGATCCCGATCTAACACGTCGACGCACTTCTCGTAGTCATACAGCGCCAGGTACCGGTTGAACTGCCGTACGATGCCAACGAGCGCCTCGTCGAACCCATCCGCGAAGAGGGCCTCCGGGTTGAGTTCGGCGAGACGCTCCTTGATTTTTGCAGGGGTCATCAATACCTCCGGGTTACCAGATACCCGTTTTCAGGTTCCATCACGGTTCCAGACCCCGCATCAATGTGGATCGTCCTCATATAAGACGAAGTTTTAAGGGTCACACAGTACTCACCGTTTTTCAGGATCACTTCACAGAAGTCCAAACAAGCATCAGGATCCATTACCTTACGAAACCATTTCTTAGCTTTCTGGACAGCTTGATCTACGGTTAATATGAGTCGACCGGACATCTCACTCCCCGACGTGTCCGCTCAGCACGTAGCGGTTGGTGACCTCATCGACCAGAGACTGATAATCGGGGTGTGGAACCACCTTCTCCAAGAATCCGACCCATCCCTGGAAGTTGATCTCACCACTGTCAGACTTCCATTTCAGCCACGCCTTGCTCTTGGAGATCACTCCCATCTTCACAGCCTGATCGAAGATCATGTAGGTCATATCGAAACCGCGATTACCGAGACACGGAACTCGGATCGTACGTAGAACGGGTGCCATCTTATTCTTCAAGATGTGTACCTTGTTCCTGTGGCCGACGGTGTCACGCTCGTCATCCTCTCCCTTTGATGGAGCGGAACCTTCTTTGATCGCCTGACCCTTAGCAAGACGAATACGAAGGGAGCTATAGAACGTCACCTTCTCTCCACCGTAGCTTGCCCATGGGTCACCATACTGGACGTTGATGTCGCGGTAGAGATGGTTGATAAAGACCAGAGCGATGCGTTCCTTCGAGATCAGATGGATGACTCGCTGCAGGTTCTTGCCGACGACCTTCGCCGCTTCAGCATAGAAATGTTGATCAGCTGCAGCGTTGAGCTGAGCCTTCGTAGGCGTTCCTCCCAGGGAGTCCCATCCGATGAGCACGGGGACGGAGGCATCGAACTGCTTGATCGTAGCGATGAGGAACTCCATCCGCTCGAACACCTCTTCGATGCACTCAGCTTGAGCGAGCAACAAGTGGTCCAGGTTGACTCCCAGCTTCTCCCAGTAGTCCAGAGCGAGAGCCTGCTCGGTGTCGATCACGCAGGCCACTCCACCTTGCCTCTGGGTGTCTGCCACAGCGTGCCCCAGCAGAGTGGTTTTGCCCGATCCGTTACGTCCGGCAATCTCGGTCAGACGCCCGAAGGGGATGCCTCCAGGAATCCGGTTCCCACCAGCGATGGCAGAGTCGATCACGAAATTGCCAGTGGAGGCCCACTGCTCGACCTTGCACAGCACCGTGTCAGCCGTGGGAGTGATCGCAGACCCGGTCCCGAACTTCTTCTCCATGCCTGCGATGGCATGGTGGACCAGCTTCATTGCCTCTTCGTTGGTACGCGTAGACGTTGGCGCTCTAGTAGAAGATGAGGGGGCGGATGACTTCTTCGTGGGGATCTTCTTCTTGGGAGGCTGCTTGGGCATCTTGCACTCCAGGGAAAGGTGGACGGGAACACCTCCTGCCGGATTGGCAATAGATGCTCCCGTCCTAGGGGAAGCTAAGCTGTCGTCCGCCAGTGCTACTACTTGCGCTTACCGGTCGCCTGCTCCATCTCCTCCATCAGAGAATCGGCAGCCGACTTTCCGCCAGCCTTGCCCCCCGGTTTGGGCTTCCCAGGAGCCTTCCCAGGCCCCTTCTTCCCCGGAGCCTTCTTCGCCTTGGCAGCGTCGAGGGCGGCGATACGCTTGCCACAGCGAGCGTACAGAGGGCACTCCTTGCAGGTGTCGTCGTCCCCGTCGTACTGACGGGCCGTACCGAAGCACCCGATGTGGACGGAGGTGCCATGGGCGTCCTGGACCGCCACGTTGGTGGGGTCCTCGATTTGCTCATCCGCGAGCTGATCGAAGTCCAGGTAGCCCTCATCGTCCACGGGAGGCCACGCCTCGGCCTGTACTCCGTTTCCTCCGTTCTCCTCCTCCTCCGGAGTCTCTTCCTCCTCCTCCTCCGGAGTCTCTTCCTCCTCCTCCGGAGTCTCTTCCTCCTCCTCCTCGGGCTCCTCCTCCTTTGCCTTCGCCTTCGGAGCCAGCTTCTTCGTCGGCTTCTTCTTCGTCGACGACTTGGCCTTAGCTTCCTCCAGCTTCTTGGCCTCCTCGGGATCGACGCCCTCCATGATGGCGATGATCTCGGCCGCCGACTTCACCTGCTGGACCATGTCCAGGTTGTGGAGCGTGGGATCGTCATCCGGCACCGGAGCTTCCGAAGTGTTCTTCTCCAGACGCACGCGGTACTTGGTGTTGAGGTCCTTGCCCTCCTTGGTGATGATGACGTTGTACCCCTCTTCGAGGTCCGTCATGTCGATCTCATCGTTGTAGTAGTCCAGCAGCTCCTTGAAGATCATGCTGCCGAACCCGAACACCTGGATCTTCGGGGCGCCCACATCGGGGAGACGGTTCTCCTCCACGCCCCCGCCGATCATCTCGTCGACGTTCTCCTGGGTCCACTCGGGGTCTTCCAGGTCGATGGCGTTGACGAAGAGGCGCATGCGAGCACGCATCGACTTGGCCAGCTCGAGGTCTGCCGGATCGCCCGTGGCACGGAGACGCTCCACCTCATCACAGACGGGGCACTCACCTCCACCCGGCGGTGTCTTCTTTGGGCAAGCGAGCGTCTTCTTGTTGTCGTCATCAGGACCGATGCCCCAGTGGGTCCAGACTTCACGCCACCACTGGAAGGCGTTGACGCCTTCGTCGGTCCAGGGGGGCATGACCCTGACGCGGTTCTTGCCACTCTTCAGCTTGAGGAACGGCATGGGGCCGAAGTTCCCCATCGCTGCTGCTCGGGCAGCTTCCTCCGCTGCCTTTTGTTTGGATTTGCCGATGTCCGCTTTGATTGCCATCTTTGATCTCCTTACCTAGGCTTCGGAGCCTGGTGGACGCTTTCCTGGGGGCCGCTTCAGGGTTGGCGCCTTACCAGGAGGGGTTTTTGAGGACTGCCGCGATTGGGCCTCCTCGTGTTTACGTTGTGCTCGTTCTCGAGCTTTTTCCTTGGCGGCTTCTTTCAGGATGACCGGGTCGGCTTGTCCCTCCACGCGGTAGTTGGCACCGATCTGCAGCAGCATGTCTCGTCGGTGATCCATCGCTGCGCGGCCCGCGGCAGCAAGGCCCGCCATCTTCTTGGCCTGCAGCAGCTGGGTTTGAGTCTCTCGATACTCCGCGTTGGTGATCACTTCGGACTCGACCATCTTCTCGGTGTACTTGATCGGCTTCCTCTTCGAATCTTTCGCTGCCTCCTCTTCTTGACGGGCCTTGTCGCGTACTGCAAAGTCCAGCTGCGCGTAGAGGATGGCGATTTGATTCTTCAGCATTTCGACATCCGCTTTGGCATGCTCAGCCAGGAAGGCCCACCACGCATACTTCTCTGGATGGGACTCGAACTCAAACTCGAGGTCCGCGGGGTTGATTCGCACGTCCTCTTCGATGGGGTTCCCACGTTCGTCCCCTGCGATGTTCAAGCTCTCAGCTAGCCCAGAGAAGTCTTTTGCCATCTGTTTCACCGCCTTTATCTCTTTGTACAGTTGAGGTCTCGTGAACTGTCACTCGAAGTTGAAAAAGTTCTAAGCAGCGAGATGTAATTCCTTTTTTGAGGCCCAGTTGTCGGTCGCGTAGCAGATGTCGGCCACGATCGGAATTGAGAAGTCCCAGTCTTCCATCACCGCCTTGATTTCGTCCAGCAGGTGAATCTCGTCCTTGTGCATGTAGAGGACGATCTCATCGTGGATGGTCATGATGAGGCGGCTCTTCGCGTTGCGCTCCCGGAGCAGGTCTGCGACTCGGACCATGGCGATCTTGAACAGATCGGCACAGGTGCCCTGGATTTTGAAGTTGACCGCTTGCCTCTCGGCACGATCTTTCATCCAGGACTTGGAGTCCGGTAGGTTCTCTCCCAGGATCTCCAGCCGACGGTAGCGGCCGAAGAAGTTCTGCAGCTGGTGATCTTCCCGCACCTCCCTCTTGGTGCGTCCGATCCAACGCTGCAGCACTCGCAGGCGGGCGAAGTACTGCTTGATGAACTTCTTGCACTGGTCCTTGGTGTACTGCTTCTTTGGTGTTGAAATAGCAGAGCGGAGGTTCTCGGCACCGCCGCCGTAAATGACGAGGAAGTTGGTGATCTTTGCCACCTTGCGGAGCTGGGACAATTCATTATGACGAGGATGATTATCGTCGTGAAGAATCTCTACGGCCTCATCATAGTCGATCCCGAACACTTCGCACATCGTGTTGGTGTGAACGTCTCGGAACGGAGGCACCGTGTACGCCCTGAGGAGCACTGGGTCCTGACTGTAGTGCGCCGTCATGCGGACTTCGATCTGGCTGTAGTCGATGAAGACCATGATGTAGCCTTCAGGAGAGATGAAGGCTTTTCGGATCGTGTCTGTCCTACCGGGGATGTTCTGCAGGTTGGGCTTGCTGCTGCTCATACGACCGGTGACGACGTTCTGGTTGTAGGAGCAGTGGAGGTAGTTGTGAATATCGATCATCACCTCCAAGTTGTCGACGTATGTGCTCTTGAGCTTACGTGCCTGTCGGCAAGCGACGATGTCCTCGCACACCTGATATCTGGATGCCAGGTTCTCCAGGACCTCCACATCCAGCGAGGGCTTCCCTGACGGCGTCTTTTTCTTCCAGGTGATGCCCTTCTCCTGGAGCGCCGTGATCAACTCAGCTACGGACCCGACGTTCAACTCTGGTTTGTCAAAGTACGCACGTACCTTTTTCTCGTACTCATTAGCTTCCTTCTCGAGTGCGGGTCCTGCTACCTTGAGGTACTCCTTGTCGATCAGCACACCTCGGTGCTCCATGTCCAAAAGCACCCACAGCAGCCTCGACTCCATCAGGTAGAGCTGTTTCAGATCTGGGTCTGCAGCGACCAGGGGCAGCTTCTTTTTGAACAACGCCCAGGTGTAGTGACCGTCAGATGCGGCGTATGGCACCATCAT